TAATCATGTCATTTAACTGTAAAGAATGTGAAGCGTCTTTTGACGCATTAAAAAGCCTCCATGCACATGTTAAAAAACATGAAATGCTATTGGGCGATTATTATGTCAAACATTTTCAACGTAAAAACAAACTAACTGGTGAATTATTACCATTTAAAAACTATGATGATTATTTTGAAAAAGATTTTTCTCAGCCTCATCAATTAATGCAGTGGTGTGATACCGCACCATTTGGTGCTGTAAAAAACTATATAGGAGAAATATTAAATAAGAAAATTAAATCTAAGAATTTAAAGTCGGGTTTAAGTTCTGTTGAACTTTCGACTTATGGATTACCTGAAATTGATATTTATAAAAAATATTTTGGCAGTTATACTGATGCTTGCAAAAATTGTTTAGTTGAACCTATGTTTGGTCAAAAATTGCCAAAAGAGTTCTGGAATGATTATTCAAATGTTAATATTCTTGTAGATACTAGGGAACAGCAACCATTAAAGTTTAAAAAGTCCAAAATAATGAAATTAGATATTGGCGACTACGCTGTTGGTGGTGATTTATATAATTATACTCATGTTGATAGAAAATCTTTCGCTGATTTCTGCGCTACAGTCACAAACTCATACGTTAGATTTGCAAAAGAGTTAGATCGTTGTAAAAGTTTGGGGTGTTATCTATTTATTGTTATAGAGGCTCCTCTTCATAGTATGGCTGAATATAATAAGCAAAGCTATAAGAAATTTAACCTTAATTATGTTTTTCATAGTATGAGAAACTTACAAAGAGACTATGGTGATTGTTGTCAATTTGTTTTTAGTGGCTCAAGAGAGTTGAGTGTAGAATTAACTCCAAAATTATTAGTATTAGGTAAATCTTTATGGAAAACTGATATACAATATTTTTGGTCAAAAAGAATTAAATAATATGTCTTGGGAACCGGGTATACAAAAAAGAAGAAAAACATTTCCAAACATTAATCAAGAGTTAATGGATACGGAAGGATATATAGAAGAACATGAAGCTAAGATATTGTTTTATAAATTCCTTAGAGAAAATCCATCATTTGCTTCAGAACTATTAACTGGTGTCAAATTATTTCCATTCCAACATATGGCTATTAAGGCTATGATGGAGACGGACTACTTTTTGGGAATTTGGAGTCGGGGAATGAGCAAGTGTCTTCACTACGAATCTTTGATATGGACAGATAGAGGTTTGATTAAAATAGGAGAAGTAAGGATTGGAGATAATGTCCAAAGCAAGGATTCCATCAATAAAGTTTTAGATAAAACGATTAATCCCTTGCAAACTACATACAAAATAATAACAAATTCAGGATTTGAATCTGAAGGGTTGGATTATCACAAAATTATGATTCTAGACAAAAGTTTAGAATTACAGTGGAAATATAATAAAGATATAATTGTAGGAGATTACGTAGTCATTAAAAGAAAATTAGACATAGATTTAAAAGAAAGAAACATCTTTGATGGATTCGAATTCGTCAATGACGTAGAAAATTTTAATAAACCTGAATCTTTAATAAAAGACGTTAATCATATTGCTGATTGGTATTACTTTTTTGGCCTTTTAATCGGTGACGGACACATATTAAAAAAACCAATGGGGATATCTATAACTTCAGAAGATAAAGAAATCAAAAGCTTTCTTGATCAATTTTCTAAGAAAATCGGACTTCATCTATCTATCTCCAATAAAAGAGAAAACTGTCAAGATTTAAGAATTTATTCAAAAGAATTAGCTGCTTTTTTAAAGTTTTTAGGATTTGATGAATCTAAAGCTTTTGAGAAAACAATACCAGAGTCTTTAACTAACAATTCTAAACAAAATATCAAAAACCTTCTTGTGGGTCTTTTTGATACAGATGGTTACGCTTCATTACAGCGTAAAGAAAAAAAAGGAGTAAATGTAAGAATTGAATTCTCCTCCACTAGCAAAATACTATTAAAACAAATTCAAAATTTATGCTTACAATTTGGAGTTGTATTTAAAAAAAGCGTTTGCTTTAAAGGTGGACCATCGAATTTTATAGGGGGAAAGACTTACGATTGCAAAAAAGCTTGGAGTTTGATTTGCTGCAATCAAAAAGACGTTAGATTATTTAAAGATCAAATAGGATTTAAAATACAAAGAAAGACAGACGTATTAGAATATTTAAATGAACAGTCAATTCAAAACGAATCTTTTTGTGATTATATTCCATATATTGGAGAACATCTTGTAGAGTATTTTGGGAAAAAATCTATCGTAGATAAAAAAAATAGTACATATAAATTAAATTTTAGAAAAAATACCAGCAAAAGACTTCTCGGTGAAATTTTAAATACAGGTAGGGTTCAAGGAGAATTATCCGAAAAATTAATGCATTTAATGAGAGAAGATTTATCTTTCGAGAAAGTAGTTGAAACACAAATAAGTCAAGCTGTAACTGTAGATATACATGTAGAGAACGAGCATTGTTACGTCTCAGATGGAATCATAAATCATAACTCCTTCTCCACTGCCGTCTACGCGATTCTAGATGCCATTATGCATCAAGGAGTTCATATTGGTATCATTAGTAAATCTTTTCGTCAAGCAAAAATGATTTTTAATAAAATTGAAGAGATATCTCTTAATCCCAAGTCTGAACTATTCGCACAGGCTATAACTAGAGTATCAAAAAACAATGACCAATGGACAATGGAAATTGGAAGAAGTAAAATAACAGCTCTTCCACTTGGAGATGGCGAAAAACTTCGTGGATTTCGTTTCCAACGAATGATTATTGATGAACTTCTTCTCATGCCTGAAAAAGTTCTTAATGAAGTTATTATGCCTTTCCTTTCTGTCGTAGAGAATCCTACAGAGAGACAAGAGATATTTGATTTAGAAACAAAACTCATAGAAATGGGCGAAATGACTGAAGACGATAGAAAACAATGGCCAAATAACAAAATCATTGGTTTGTCTTCCGCATCTTATAGGTTTGAGCATTTATTTAAGATATATTCTCAGTATGAATCTTTAATTCTTAATGAAAATACTCAAGATGGCGCTCATAGAACTATTATGCATTTTAGTTATGACTGTGCGCCTGATCAATTATATGATCAAAACTTAATTAACCAAGCAAAAGCGACAATGAGTGAATCCCAATTTGATCGAGAGTTTGGCGCGGTATTTACTGATGATAGTTCTGGCTATTTCAAGGTTAGTAAAATGATGGCTTGTACAATTCCAGATGGAGAAGGTCAATGCGTAGAAGTCATTGGAGAGCCAGAGAGTGAATACATCCTCGCAATCGACCCATCTTGGTCTGAGAGTGAAGGTTCTGATGATTTTGCTATGTTACTCATTAAGAGGGATAAAGACAAGCCTAAAGGTGTTGTGGTACATAGTTATGCTATGTCTGGAACTAACTTAAAAAGTCATATTATATATTTTGTTTATTTATTAAATCATTTTAATATTGTTTCAATTATAATGGACTACAATGGAGGAGTTCAATTTATGAATTCTTGTAATGAGAGTGAAATATTTAAGCAAGCGGGTATAAAATTAGATACCATTGATGCGGATTTTGACGATCTTCAAGAATATGAAAATAATCTTAGAAATGCAAGAAATCAATATAATTTACAAAGTAAAAAAATTGTTTATTTAAGAAAACCTAGTTCTCAATGGATTAGATATGCAAATGAATCTTTGCAATCAGCTTTTGACCATAGAAATATTCTTTTTGCTAGTTCTGCGATGAATGATGATTATCACAAACAAAGACACGCTACTATACCTATTAAAGATTTAAAATTTGCAAAATCTTTTGAAAATAATCAACCAGATGGTGCAAAAATGATTGATTTCGTTGAACATCAAAAAGATATGATTGATTTGATTAAAGTAGAGTGCGCTTTAGTGCAAGTTACTACTACGGCTCAAGGTACTCAAAGTTTTGACCTTCCTCATAATCTTAAAAAACAAAGAGGTGCTGATAAAGCAAGAAAAGACTCTTATTCTGCTTTAGTATTAGCAAATTGGATGACTCCTGTATATTTTGATATGATAAATCAAAAAGCTAGTAATATTCAATCTACATTTGTTCCAATGAGAATTTAACTTTCTATAAAGTTAAAAGTCAACTTTAATACTTTGCTGTGTAACTTATAATAAGTTATGTCAAAGAGGAATTATAATAAAAAATCTGAGTATTGGGATAAATTCAACTCAGTTGGAGAAAATCCTATGATGCAAGAAAGCCAAGCTAATTTTTCTCCAGAGTTATTAGGCTCACCATTTTACGTTTCAGATGCATCTTATTCTGAAGAATCTGTCGCATCAAGATCATTGGATGGTGGGCTTCAAACTAAAACAAGAATCAATAGAGCCTCTGTTGCTGAAACTATTGACAGATTTAGCAGTATTCGTAAAGGCATGCTTCCTTATAAATATGCTTCAGATGGCATTCATGTAAGAGATACAATTGAACTTTGTCAAAAAGCTTACGCTAACGTAGCAATTTTTAGAAATGCTATTGATATTATGTCTGAATTTTCTAATGCAGATGTCATCTTAGAGGGTGGGACTGCAAAAAGTAGACAATTTTTTGAAGACTGGTTTAAAAGAATTAATCTTTGGCATTTAAAAGATCAATATTTTAGAGAATATTATCGTAGTGGAAATATTTTCCTATTTAGAGTGGATGGTAAATTTACGGTGGATGACTTCATGAAACTAACTGCTTCTGGAAGTCCAGATGGTAAAATTAAAAATCAAATTCCAGTTAGGTATATTCTTTTAAATCCATTTGACGTCATTGCTAAAAGAACTTCGACTTTTGCTGTTGGAGCTTTTGAAAAAATTCTTTCTGAATATGAAATGGCAAGATTAATGAATCCTGTTACTCAAGAAGATAGAGATATTTTTAATGGTTTAGATAAAGACGTTCAAGAAGCAATTAAAAAAGGAGCATACTATAAAGATGGATTAAAAATTAGAATTGATCCCATGAAGCTATCTTATTCTTTTTATAAGAAACAAGATTATGAACCGTTTGCAATTCCGTTTGGTTATCCAGTATTAGAAGACATTAATGCCAAGCTTGAATTAAAGAAAATGGATATAGCAATTACTAGAACTGTTGAAAATGTAGTTCTTCTTATTACTATGGGTACTGATCCTGATAAGGGCGGCATTAATCCTCAAAATTTAAATGCTATGCAAAACTTATTTAAGAACGAAAGTGTTGGTCGCGTTTTGATTTCAGATTATACTACAAAAGCAGATTTTGTTATTCCTGACCTTAATAAAGTATTGGGTCCAGAAAAATATACAACTCTTAACGAAGATATTAAACAAGGTCTGCAAAATATTATTGTTGGTGAAGAAAAATATAGCGCAACAGAAGTAAAAGCACAAATTTTTGCTGATAGACTTAAAGAGTCAAGATACGCCTTCTTAAATGATTTCTTACAAAAAGAAATTAAAAGAATTTCTGGAGATTTAGGTTTTAGATCTTATCCAACTGCCGTATTTAAAGATATGGACATGAGGGATGAAACTCAATTAATGAGAGCAACTACAAGATTGATTGAATTGGGAGTATTAACTCCAGAGCAAGGTCTTGAGATGTTCCATAATGGACAATTTCCATTGCCTGAAGCTCTAGCGCCTGCTCAAGCTATCTATATAGAAGAAAGAAAGAAAGGTTATTACAATCCTATTGTCGGTGGTGTTCCGGTAATTCCATCTCCTGCTCCGAAACTTCCTAAAGGTACAAATAATGCGCCAAATGGTAATCAAGTGCCAGTTATTAATAAAACTAATAAAGTAGCAGGTCGTCCACCGGGAACTACTGGCATTCCAATCACAAAAGCATCTTTTTCTAGAAAAGGAATTCAAGAAACTATTGGTATGATTGAAAAATCAAGAGCATCTGCCAAAGAAGCTTTAAAAGAAGTTTTAAATATAAAAAGATTTAATAAAACTCAAGAAAAAATGTTAGATAAACTTTGTGAAGCTATTATATGTTCTACAGAATCAGAAAATTGGAACGAAGAATTAATTTCTTGTGTAAATAATTTTGATAATATAGAAAATTTGGGGGTTATTGATGATATCTTGAATATATCAGATGAACACCAGTTAGATGTATACTCATCAGCAATCTTATACCATAGTCAATCAAATGATAATTAATCCCAGCGAAGTTAAAGTCCCACTTAAAAAAGTTGTAACCACTATCGGTGGTAATTTTGAAGTTTCACTTTCAAAAAGAAGTGATTCTGATAGTAAAGTTTATCAAGAATTTGTAGCTGCATATGTAGCAGAAGTTGAAGGGTCTACTCTTGAAGAAGCTGCCGCTCAATTCAATACATATGAAGATATTATTTTAGAAAATGCAGAAGCAGGAGAACTGACTCCAGCTCAAAAGAAACTTCCTCTTGCACTTCAGAAAATGATACTTAAAAAGATGGGTAAAGGTAATCCAGATGCTGAAACCCAAAAGAGCAAAAAAGATGAAAAACCCGCTAAAGCCAATAACATGGAATTTGAAGGATCTAAAAAAGCTGCAAAAATTAAAGCTCAAATGATTGATGAACATACAGGTGAGCCTCTTGATGATCAGACTAGCGAGTGTGCGATGAAAGATAAAAAAGCTAAGGCTGGAATGGCTGGAACTAAAAAAGATGCAATTCCAGTTAAAGATGAATCTAGTATGATGGGATTAGAAAAAGGCAAAGCTGCTGGAGACACTAAATTGCTTTCTAAAGATGATAAAGTTCCAACTTGCCCGGCTTGTGAATCTTTAAATGTTAATACTAAAGTCGGTGAAACTAAAAAAACCTGTGGATCTTGCAAAAAGTAATATTTTTACATGGAGTATAAATATACAACTACTTTTGAAGCTCCTATAAATGTTTGCGATATAAATGATACTTCATTTATTTCTCAAGCCTCATTAGATAATCTTGAGTCTTTAATTCCCAAGGGTATTGATTACCAGCAAAACATTGATTTAATTGGCGTATCTTTCAATGCGGCAGTTGTTAATGTGTTTAATAAAAATGGTGATGGAATGAATACGGAAACCGCTTTGGCGTTTACTAAAAACTTTCTTCATAAACCGACTAATATTGAACACAATAAAGAAAGAATTGTTGGTCATATTGTAACTGCTGGATTTAGTGATTATACTACTAGTCAAATTTTAATGCCATCAGAATTAATTGGCAAAACAGATCCATTTAATATAGCTTTAGGTGCGGTCGTTTATCGTTCCGCTAATAAAGATTTTGTTAATCTTATTGAAAGATCTGCCGATCCAAAAGATACTTATTATCAACAAATTTCTACAAGTTGGGAAGTTGGTTTTACTGAATACGATTTAGCTATTGGAAGTAATAATTTAAGTGAAGCTGAAATCATAACTGATCCTAAAAAAATAGACGAACTTAAAAGCTTATTAAAAGTTTATGGCGGACCGGGAAAAACTAAGGACGGAAAAAAAATATATAGATTAATTAAAGGAATGATTTATCCTCTAGGCGTGGGTTTTACAACTAGTCCCGCTGCTAATGTAAAAGGTATATTTATAAAAGAAGATCAAGAGCCTGTTTCTGTAAATATAATTGATAAAAGAGATAAATCTATAAAAAAAGTTTCACAAAGCGATATTATTAATGTAACAACTAAAAAGAAAATTAACATGGAATTCGAAAACGTAATCTCAGAATTAAAGGGTCTTCTTATTGAAAAGAAGTTCTCTGAAGAGGCTGTCGCTTCTATGACTAGCACTTTTGCAGAAGCAATTAAGCAAAAGGACGAACAATACCGTAATGATATTGAATCCGCTAAGTTAGAAAAAGAAGCTATAGCTAATGAACGCACTGAACTTAAAGAATCTGTTGATTCGATGAGATCACAATTAGCAGAAGCCCAAGAAAAGATTCAATCTTTTGAAGCTTTTAAGAAAGCAGAAGAAGCAGTTGCGGCTTTTAATGAGCGTATGGATCTTATCGACCAAAAATACGCTCTTGAAGATGACGATAGAGCATTCCTTGCTAATGAACTTAAAACTCTTGATTTAGCTGAAGAATCTTTTGCTTCATTCCAAGAAAAACTTTCTATCCTTTGGAAGTCAAAGGGTAAAGAAACTAAAGCTGCTTTTGAAGCAGAAATCCAAGCTCGTATCAACGCTGAAGTTGAAAAGCGTGTTAGTAAAATCTCTTTAGCTTCCACTGGGCCAGATGAAGAAGAAAAAGAAGAAGTCGAATTATCCGCAGAAGAAATTCTCGATAAGGTTGAATCTTCTGAAGCTGGTATTTCTACTTCAAACGAACAATCCTCACGCGCTACAGTTTCTCTTCGTGAGAAATTTGCATCAGCATTTAAGCGTGAAAATATTACAATCTCATAAATCTAAACAAACAATCTTATAACTAAACAAAATTATGGCAATTCGTATTTTACCATTCAGACAATATAACGAGACTAACGTGATTAACATGTTTGCTCTCGATGCGGCATACGTAAACGATTCCACTACTGGTTCTTCTGGTGGTGATGCTGGTGTTTTCGTAGCAGTCAGTACAGGAAATCTCAATCTTGATCCTATCTCTTATTCAGATAATCAATATAGCAACTATCTTGGGAAAACAGATTTCCCATTCGTTGGAGCAAATTCATATCCAAGTGTTTCCTTGAAGGTCAAGCCAGCTACTAGCGGTGATTTCCTTTTAGGGATTACTCTTCGCCAAACCGCAAAGTTTGACGAAAACGGAGAAAAGCTTCTTTATTACCCACAAAAGCGCGAAGAACTTATGGCTGTTCTTCCGGGTCAATCTGTTCCTGTCGTAAATCGTGGAATTTTCACTCTTGCCGGAACAGCAATCAACGGATCGCTCATAGTTGGTCAAGGGTTTAAGCTTCCTTCTGGTGTGAGTGGTACTATCACTGGTTGTACTCCTTCTGACCCAACTCGTCTTGGACTTGTTATCGGAACTGGTACTCGTACAGCTCCAACATCAGTTTCAGATCAATTTGCAGGTACAGGAAGTGCTGCTTATGCAATCATCTCACTTGGTCTTTAATACTAACAATAATCTTATAACTAAATAAATTTAATGAAAATTACTTTAAAAAGAACTCCTGAACAAGTCGAGCTTATCAAAGCTATGGCTTCTAAGAATAAAACAGTTGCTTATGAAGCCCAAGTTGCATTAGCCGATTTTATCGGTCCTGTGTTAGCTGAAGTTATCAACAATGCTCCTACTCTTAGCAATCTATTCACAACTCTTCAATTTAATGCCGAAGATAATCCAAGTATCCCACTTGATCTTTATTATGACATTACCGACGAAGATTATATCCAAGTCTACAGTCAATCAGTTGCTGGTGGTCTTCCACAAAACCAAGTGTTACCAACAGCTTCAGAAATGAAGATTGCCACATATACTCTTGATTCAGCTCTCAGCTTCGACAGACGTTATGCTGCGAAAAGCAGAATGGATGTTATCAGCAAGACCTTTACTCGCATGGCTCAAGAAATCTTGGCCAAACAAGAAAGAACTTCTGCTAACCTTATCCTCTCAGCTCTTGCTGGTGCAAAAACAAACAGCAAGTCCCACGTTATTAAGGCTGGTACAGACGGCAGATTCTTGCTTGATGATTTAAACAAGCTCTTTACTCTCGCTAAGAGAATCAATACCTCCTTTGCTGGTGGTACTCCAGTTGCTCGTTCAAGCCGTGGAATCACAGATCTTATCGTTTCTCCTGAAGTTGTTCAAGAGCTTCGTGCGATGGCTTATAATCCAATCAACTCCAAGGGTGCAGGTGGTGTTGCATTAACTAGCTCAGACTATAGAGCCAATGGTATTGCCGCTTCTGATCAAATGAGAACAGATATCTATAATTCCGCAGGTATTCCTGAGTTTTATGGTGTTTCAATCATGGAAATCAATGAGCTTGGTGTTGGTCAAAAGTTTAATACTATCTATGGTGGTATTGCTAGTTCACTTAGTGCTGGCAATTTCTCTAAGGATACATTTACTGATGGAACCAAACAAGAAATCATCATCGGTCTTGACCGCACTCGTGAGTCACTTGTTCGTGCAGTTGCTACTGATTCACAAAATGGTAGTGAATTCAACCTTACTGCTGATGACCAATACAGCATTCGTCAAAGCAAGATCGGCTATTTCGGCTCTCTTGAAGAAGGCCGTATGGTCCTTGATAATCGCGCCCTCGTTGGTGTGATTGCTTCAGGTATTAGTGTCTAATATCAAGTTTAAATTAGGGCTACTCCTTCGGGGGTAGCCCTTTTTTATTGTAATAAATTGATTTTTATTATATAATAGTATATGACTAAACTTAAAGGAAAAGAAATAGAAATTACTAATGGTATAGAAAGTGATATTATTAAAAATTGTAGTGTTATTTCAGATATAGAATTATTAAAACAGTCTGGACAAACAAATACAGATGAATTTCGCCAAAAAGCAAAAGAATTAGAGATTATGCTTGGTATTAATGAAATTAATCCATTCGGCACAAATGAATTAGATATTTTTCAAGAAAATCTCAAAGAAATGAATTATGCTGATATGAAAAAATTAGCACAAAGAGTTGGTATCAATCCTAACTATGATAGATCTACATTAAAAGGAATTTTGATTAAAGAATTTCGAGCGACAAATAGAAATAATCATAGAAACATTATGCCAAACCAAGTAAATAGCGTTATTTTAGATCCAAATAATCCAGCTCAAGCGGCTGCGTTGAAAATCTTAGGAGAGTTTTAATTTTTAGTGTAAAATATAACATGAACACTTTTGGAGCATTAGCTTCTGACATATATTCTTATGAATTTGATGGGGATTCCTCTGTAACTACAGTTTCTGCAATTAGTGGTTGGTTACAGAGTAATTTGGGCAAATTGAATAATTTGCTTTATTTTTCTTTTAGTGTCGATGGCTCTGATTTGCCTGTAGAGGCAGCAGTTATACATAAAGAGCTATATATGTATAATCACTATTCAAAGCAAGCTAGGAACGCACTGAGGGGCATTATTAACTCATCACAGACTAGTGATGGGTCTAATATTTTATCAGTTAAAGATGCAGATAGTCAAGTCAATTTTGTTAATAAAAATGAAGTGGCTAAGGTTTATAAAGGTATGGCAATTGATGTCAAAACTAATATCGATAAATTAGTTGCTCAATATAATATTTATGGAGCAGAACCAAGGCAACTTGGTGGCATTGAAGGTCAAATGTGGACTGGATTTTATACTAGTAGTACATATATCGCTTCAGTTTATATTTAATTTTTAAATTTTATATTTATACTCATAAAAAAACCCCACTTTTCAGTGGGGTTTTTTATTATATATGATGAGCAATATCAGAAAGCAGCGGTACTATTTGCACCACTAACAAAAAGACCATTAACTAAATCGTTAGGACCACCAATTTGAGTAGAGAATACTAAATCGACGCTCTTATTTGATCCAATTGCAGATGTAAATGATTCGCTGTCAAGTGTGCATCCTTTAAGCACATAAATCATTTTATTGCTAGTTCCATCTGGACCTTTTAATGATAAGGTAATGCTTTGTTGTGAATTGATATTTCCGCTTCCAAAAGTAGTTCCGTTAAGAACAGTCGCTATATTTTGAGCAGTAATTTCATTAACAATAGCTTTTACATTAAGAGTCGCTTTGATTGGGAAATCAACCGCTCTTGCATATGCAAATTTAGTTCCAAGTCTGCGAAGTGGAGTCCTCTTCAATGGAAGAGAAAGAGAGGCGCTTTGAACGTGAATGGCGCTTCCACTTGGAGAAAGATCTGATAATGAATATCCATCAAAATTAGTAATATCAACTGTAACATCTCCCGGCCTCAATGCAGTAACATTTGAGACTCCTGATGCAGCAGCAGGAAGAGTTAATGTTCCAGTTAATGCGGCTCCATTAACTTGATTAACGGCAGGAGAAAAAATGCTTGAGAGTGCAGAAACACTTCCTGTGCTGTTGATGTTAGAGGCTTCCATTGTGATAGAAACAGTAGGAAGAGATCCAACCGCAACGTCTAATTTATAATCACTTAAATAAGCATTTCCGATACCGATGATATCAGATAATGAGGTTAAACCTGTGACATCAGAACCTTCTGTAGAAGTAGTAATGAAGAAATTTTGCCCAGAGTTAGCGATCATATGACCAGATGGAAAGTTGCCAGATGCTCCGCTTCCAGTTTGGACATAAAATCCTAAAGCTCTTTCATTAAATCCATCAGTAAGATAATATGAAAAATCAAGAGCTACTACAGGCGGCTCAAGAGAAATAGCGTCAATACGAGACAATTGACCATATTGGTTAATGTCTTGACGGCTAATTGAAAAGTTATAGTTTGCGCTTTGAACTCTTTCAAGTTGTTTGTGATCTCCGACTACTGTGGAGTCAGCAGCTTTACTAACGTAAAGAGCTTCCGATTGATAAATTACTCTATTTCTTGCCATAATGGTGATTGTTTGTTATTTTTACAGTTAATTGTCTAGTTTGTGAAATTGTTAGTTACGATAGCGATGTTGCTGAATTTCAAAATCAATAAAGCCTACATACACATCATTAGCTAATGATTTTCTTGCTTTATCTGTTAATTTTGAGGTTCTGGCATTATTTATATATAATAAAGGAGAGTTTGGGTATTTATTTTTTAATTCTTTGTATGAATAATACCCTGTCTTTAAATCATTAAATTCATTATATGGATGTTCACTTATAGAAAGAAGAGGAAATACTTCATTTCTAGAATCATTAAAAATAGATAGCACTCCATCTAATTGATAAGAATCTTCAGCTAGAATTACTGCTTTTGCCCTTGTGGTTGTTTCTTCCATTCCGCCCAATGCAAATCCTTTATTCTCTGAGCCTTCAACTGAAATAAATATAGCTGGTATGCATTCAGAATATGGTTTAATATAATTTTCAACTTCTTGAATTATTCTAGAATTTTTCTCAAATTGTTTTTCTACAATTAAATCTTCTTCAGTTTCATTAGTAAAGTATATATTGAAATCCTTTACCGCAAAAGATCCTGTTATATTTGCAGTAGTGGATAACCCAGTAGATAAAACTCTACCATTTTCAAAATCTATATTTATACCACTATTTCTTGATTGAAATGATCCATTAACATAAACTCCGCTAGGTATAGTTGCACCACTTATGGAGCTATCATATACCCATTGTTTATATGCGCTTCCATATGTTTTATAACTTGAATTAAAACGGCTATCAGTATAATTAAAAAAAGTTCCAGTAAGATTTGTATAAGCTTGTCCTTTGGTGAGAAGAAAGTTATCAAACCACATAAAAAGAGAATTAGTTAATTTATGACTATACTGTTCAATCATTTTTTATTTAATTTATTGAATTCTTTTTTATATTTGTTTAAAAGAAATGAAATATAAGGAGCATTTTTAAAGCCTCCTCCTCTTACTTTTACACTAGATTGTATAGCAGCACCATATCGACTAAAAGATTTATTGCTATTTAACAAATAACCTAAACCAGATATACCTTTTTCTATTCCTTCGGCCCAACTTCGTCCAGATGCCCAAGGCATCGGAGTAATTTCAAAAATTTCAGAAGCTTCAGGAAAATTACTTTTAAATTTACAGCCTTTAGCTATATCTCCAGAATAAGATAATGTTATATTATTTAAAATTTCTAATATTGGTTTAGTAGGATCATCTTTTTCTTCAAACCCAATAAATGCAAAGAGATTAGAGATTCCATCAAGTGTTCCACTTGTATTGGAAGAGCTTGGTCCAGCTAAAATTTCTTGAGTAATTGGGTGCTGTAAAAATTCTTCAATTAATTTTAATTTAATTTCATTGAATTTTAATTCAGTTTGTTTCTCTAATTCTTTTTTTAAAAGTTTAGATACTTGTTTATTTATAGATAATTGAACATCGTATGGAATATTATTTGCCATTATTTATCAATAGGAGTTAAATGGAAATGATAAAATTGGTTTCTTGGGAATCCAGAATGGTTTCCTCCGCTTTTAATTGCGAAGACTCTTCCATCTAGATCAATTCTTCTTGCATCTTTAATATATAAATAGGCTTCTACTGTCACTACAATTCTAACTTCTCCTTTAGAAAGAATGATTTTATTTTGACTTCCTTTTTGATCTAAACCTTCGGCAGCTAAATACTCTTGGTTTTCTGAATCATAGTAAATTCTTGCCATAAATTCTTTGACAATCATTGTGTTTTGAATATTATCTCTCGATCCAGATGTATTTCTTTTATATAATCCATTATAATTACTATTTGTAGCGACTATTGTTTTTTCTGGATTTTTAAAAACATAAATTTTTCTAGAAAAAGTATCATGCATTCTAAACAATGAATTTGTGATAGCGTTTAAGATTTGATCATTTAAAAAGCTTGCCATATTGATTTTTACACTTATTTACATATTATCATATAAGGAGCAAGGAAATGAATGCTAAAAAAAGTTTAACGCAGACCTCTAATGAAGAAATATCAGGTTTATTTAAAATGATGTTATTATTGGTAGAAGATATGAAACAAGATCATAATTTTCACTATCAAAAATTATATGATAACATACCTGAACAGCATCATCCAGTAATCAATGCGGCGAATCATTTTACAGACGATAAAATAGCATGGATTAGAAAAAGAATTTTAGATTACGGTAATGAATCAATTAGAAATCTGCAATCTGAGATAGATAATTACAGTGTAGGATTTATTTTTAAATAATATATTAAGGAAAAAGGAATGAAAATTAAAACATTATATAAGTTCTCGATTGATAAAGAAATCGAAAAAGTGATAGAAACTTCCAAAAAGGATAAAAAAACAGGTGAAGAAATTACTATTAAGAAAACAGTAAAAGAGCCTTTCCCTATTGAGTTTCAAATCAAAAGACCATCTAGGCGTGAACTTGAAGAGGCAGAATTAGAATATTCTGTTGAAATGAGCAGATGTGTAAAGAGAGGAATTTTAACTAAAGCTATGCTTGCAAAGAAGTATAGTGATACTGGTGGTATTTTTAGTGAAGAAGAAGCGAAGAACTATACGGATCTTTATAAACAAATTTTAGATCTTCAAAATGAATATATTCGTTTGGAATCGGCAGATAAAAAAGATGCAAAGCAAACTAAAAGATTTGAAGTTGTTAAAAATAATTTAGCTTCTGTTAAAAGAAAGATTATTGAAATTGAGTCAAACTTTCAATCATTCTTTGATCATACGGCTGATGTTAAGGCTCAAAACAGATTACTTTTGTGGTACGTTATTAACTTAACATATATTATGGATGATAAGTCGGAAGATTTCGTATCTTATTTTGAAGGAGAATCATTTGAAGATAAACTTGAGGATTATTATAAGAAAGAAGAGTCTGGTGATTCTTTTTACTTCTCAGCAATTAAGAAAGCTTCAACTATCCTTGCTTTCTGGTTCTTTAATCAAGCTTCTGATCCAAAAGACTTTGACGCTTTGATTGATAAACTTGAAAAAGGAGAGCTTTGAACGATGAATTATACATTTCGATAATAGGTGAAGTGTTTGATGGATATACGGAGGTCGTCTATAATGGCTACCCCGTATATATTAAACATTTTAATATTAGGGATCAGCGATATATACAAAAGTATTATGAAAAATATAAAAATATTGCTGAAAAAAAAGGTTTAGAAAATGAAAACCAAAGACTTGTCGCTACTAAAGCTGATGATATTTGGTCTAATGATGATGATTTAAAAATATTTAATCTTGAAGAAGAGATAAAGAATTTAGTTCAAACTCAAAAAAATATATATCTACCATCGCAAAAACAATTAATGGCTCAAGATATTGAGCAAAAAAGATCTGAAGTTTTCACTCTTAAATATAAAAAGAAAGAGATAATTGGAAAAACTGCTGAAGACTATGCTTCAACTAGATCTTCTGAAGAAATGCTTCGTTATTTTATTTTTAAAGATAAAGAATTAACAGTTAATTTATTTACTGAGGAGGAATTTTCAGAATTAGATGATGTTGATATGCTTTTTTTCTCTAGAAAGCAAAATGAAATATCTGAAAGATTAAGTGAGCTAAATTTACAAACTGCCGTACTAAGACCATTCTTTAGCATGTATTTATCTTTATGTGAAAACATAAGAGATTTTTATGGTATAGCTATTGTTAAATTATCTGTTTATCAATTGAAGACTGCGCTTTTTGCAAGAATGTTTTATAACATATTTCAGTATGTTGAAGATATACCAGATTATATTAAAAATGACCCAGAAAAACTTTTAGCTTATTCAGATAGTCAAAAAAATAAAGGTTCTAGTGGTATAAGAGAAGATTCTGACGCTTCTGCAATTTTTGGAGCCACAAAAGAAGATATGAAAGCATTAGCTGGAAATGCTAATGCTATATCATTATCAGACGAATTAGAAAAAAATGGTGGATCTTTAACTATGGAACAAATGATGAAATTGGCGGGTCATTAATTAGATGTTCTGTGTAAATATCACAGAGGTTTAAGGATATGCCATTAGAACTAGAAGCAGTAGTAGTCGGTTTAGAAGCAAGCATTCAAAGAGCTATGAATATAGCTGGTAAGAATGCTAAGATAGACTTGGGCGCAAGTTCCAAAGCTATTGATTCATTATCTCAGCCTCTTGGTAGAATTACTGGTCAAGCCGATCAGTTTGGAAAATCAATGGAAGCTGCTAATGCTCGCGTTTTAGCTTTCGGAGCTTCCGTAGGCATTATGACTGCCGTTGCGAATGGTTTCAAAGAAATGATCTCGACAACAATTCAAGTTGAAAAAAGCTTGGCAGATATTAACTCTGTTTTAGGTGCGAACTCAACTCAATTAAATAAATTTAAAAATGATATATTTAGTGTCGCTAAAGAAACTGGCAATTCATTCCAAACCGTTTCTGATGCGGCTTTAGAATTAAGCCGTCAAGGTTTAAAAGGTGATGAAGTTCTTAGAAGATTGAAAGATTCAATGGTTCTCACTAGATTATCTGGAATGGATGCATCAGGTGCTGTTGAAGGATTAACTGCCGCTGTAAACTCATTCTCAAAATCAGGAGTTACTACTACTGAAGTTTTAAATAAAATAGCTAAAACTGCTGCTGGTTATGCTGTTTCAGAAAAAGATCTTATTGAAGGTTTTAAACGCTCTGCATCTGTTGCTCAACAAGCTGGAGTTAGTCTTGATGAACTTGGTGGAATTATTACTGCTGTTCAAGAAAAAACAGCTCGTGGTGGAGCTGTTATTGGTAATGCTTTTAAAACAATTTTTACAAGAATTCAAAGACCTCAAAGTTTAGAAGCTCTTCAAGAAGTTGGTGCTGCCGTTACTGATATGCAAGGAGGAGTTCTTCCAGCAGTAAAACTTATTGAAAATCTTGCTCAAAAAATGAATAGCTTGAATGATATTCAAAAAGCAAATATTACAGAAAAAATTGGTGGCGGTTTCCAAATTGGACCATTACTTGCGGCGTTAGATGATTTAACATCTAAAACATCAGTATTTAAAGGGGCTACAGAAGCTATGGCTAGTGCTGGAAACGAAGCATATGCAAGAAATACCGCATTAAATAAAACTCTTGCGGCTTCTATTAATGAATCAACTATAAATTTACAAGAACTAGCTAATACTCTTGGCGAAATTGGGGTTACAGATAGTTTAAAAAATATTCTATCATTCTTTAGCAGTTTGACTACTAATATAAAAGATTTATTGCAGGGCGAAGGAATAGGCTCTGATCTTGCAAAAGGAATAGTAAAAGGTCTTTCTGGAATTATAACTGGTCCGGGGTTTGTTATTTTTGGGGCAATTATTGCTAAATTAACTTATGGTTTAGTAACATTTGGAACTGAAAGTCTAAAAGCTTTCTTTGGTATTGGTCAGGCTCAAAAAGAAATTAATGCATTAGCTTCTTCATTGACTAATACGTTAATGACTAACTCTAATATTCATAAAGCTGTTTTAAGTTTAGAGGGAGATCATGTAGCGCAAGCAACTCTTTTAGGTACAATACTCAAGAATAATAATGCAGAAATGCAAAGATTTGTTGAGATGGGAGCTAGATTAGCGCCGGGCGTTGCTTCTGTTGTTAAAGGTGGAGGAAGAAGTGCTGCTGGAGGTTATATGCCAGCAGTTGCTCAAGAAAACTCTGATATTCAACGTGGCATTGGTGGAGCAAGTCCATCTAATAGACCAGTTGTTATTCCAAATTTTGCGTTTGGTGGTGGAAAAGTTGGAACAATGGTGGCTAATGATGGAGAATATGTAGTTAATAACTATGGCGGAAGTGGTGGATCTGCTATATTTAATAAAGACATGGTTTCTAGAATTGGTTTGCCATCTGGAGCGCAAAAAATTAATTCTGCTAGAGGATTTATTCCTAATTTTGCTGATGAAGTTCAACCTTCTCAATATTATTTGAGAAGAATGGCTAGAAGAGAAACTATGGCAGCTAAAGCTGTAGAAGGAGATAAAAGAATTACCTTGGATGCTTCAAAATTTGGATTTTTAATTCCAAATATTAAATATTCTGAAAATATTAGCGAATTAGCTGGAAGTTTCAAAAAAGGTTCCGCTACAATACCATATTTATTAAGTAATTTAAAAATAAGAGGACCACTTGTTCCTGATGCTGTTCATCAAGCAGCTAGTCCGCAAGATGAAAAATTACAAGAAAATATAACTAATTCAGTTATATCTAATTCAACAAGTTTTGCTCGTTTATTAAACCCATTAAGAAATTCTGCTGTTTCTCAATCAGAAGTAGCAGCAAAATTAAAAGAAAATAAAGGCTCTTTTGGTGCTATACAAGCTGCTGTAGGTTCTGGATTTGAATCTGCTGTTATGGCGGCTTTAAATATTACAACAGCAAATGAAAAAAAGGGTGGAGATTTTGATATAAGAAATGCAGACAGTCATATTAATACTTTATTTGGTCTTAATAAAAATGTTAATTTGATGGATTTCAAAGCATCATCATCTAAAACAGGTATAGATAGTTTTGCTAAAAAAATATATAATGAAATACCTAATGCTATATCTGAAAAAGCTGGTAGAGCAGCTTCTGGTTATATTCCTAACTTTGCTGATTATATTTATGATTCAGATAAACTTCCAGCAGAACTTCGTGCATCTATTCTTCCCGCTATTTTAGCTTCTAAAAAAAGAAAAGACGGAATTCTTGGTCCTGCTGGATCTGGTAAATCAACAATGGCTGGTGCTATTGGTCAATTTATCCAGTCTATGGAAGATGTTGCAAAAGCTACTGGATTCACAATATTGTCTGCATCCGGTATGGCTAAAACTCCAACTGGAATTTCAAAACAATTTCAACCAATACTAGATTCTATAAAACGTTCTGGAGGTTCTTTAAAATATTTAAATGTTGCTGATGCAGAAATAAAAAGAAGAAGAGAATCTAGAATTGCAACTGGAAGTAATGATCTTAGATCTGAGGCACAATTAAAAAATTCATCATTTGCGCCATTGAATCAGCCAGAATTCTTAGATATTCTTAAAAAAGAAATGGGTGGTAGTCTTCAAATAATAAATGGGGCTAGAGGATACGTTCCTAATTTTGCTGACCCATTAAAAGAAGCTATTTCAAGAGAAGTTGGTGCAGGACTTAACTCTAGTCAGGTTTATGTTGATCAGAACAATACCTTAAAGAACTCCGACAACCCTATGGGTCTGATGGTG